ATACTATAACATAACTAATAAATAACCACTTGTTATTTAAAAATCTTCTTTTCCACTCTCTAGGTGTGTGTCCAAAAACTATCATTTCTTTTTTTTAAATCCTTCTTTCATTCTTTGCCAACTATCTTTTGAGATTGTTGATTTAGATTTTGGCCTAGAAATTCCAAGTTTTTTTCTACGATTAATATTTGCGTATAGTCCTTCTTTTTTCATTTTTTCTTTCCTATTTTTCTTTTCATAGCAGATTGCATATCCATTTCCATTTTACCGCCAGAGGCTTTTGCATACATCTTAGCTTGAGCAACACCTTTTTTGCTGTATGGAAAGTGTCTTATCTTGCCATCTTTACTTGTTACTTTTGGCATCTCTTTTCTCCTTTAAAGTTTTTTTCTTGTCAGGATTTCTTTTTAGTTTTTGTTTTGCTTTTTCTATTTTCTCTTTTTCAGAATTAGACATTTCTTGTATATCCTAAAGTTCCGCTACTTCCAAAAGGTACTCCTGCTTCTGCATCTTGTCTAGCTTGAGAAATTAATTGNCTTCTTCCTCCGCCAACTCTAGCTCTTACTCGTCTTGAAAGCTCTTGTTTGCCTCTTGCTTCTTGTGCAGCGACTTGCTTTTCTCTTGCTGATACATCTGCTTCCACTTGAGGTGGGGGAGCAGGTACAGAAGGTTTAGATATTATTCCGCCCATAATTTTCTCCTATTGTTTTATTCTACTATACATAACGTAATCTGTTCCTTCTGGCCCAAATTTTTTCATTATGCCTTCTCTGGTAAATAACATAGTTTCTATCCACTTCAAAGCATCTTTATTAGAAATATCTACTGTGCATTGTATCCTTCTGAGATTGAATAATCTAAAAGCATTTGTAAAAAAAGCCTTGGTAGCCTTATGAAAAGGCAAGGCAACCTTTAATAAATTCAATTCTTTGCTAGGTATTAGCCAGGCTTCAGCCACTCCAGGGAATATGTTTAATAGACCAAAAGATACAACTGGCGAGCCAAAATACAAACCAGTGTAAGAAGCATTATGAATTGTATTTTTAGCAAGGTAGCTTTCATAGTTCGGAATATATTTAAAATATTTTTTTTCGTGTTCTCTCATATTGATTAACCATAAATGCTTAGAATGAAAAGGAATAATTTTTTTATTCACACCATCAAGGCTCATAAGTTTTTGGAGTTCGTCAATATGTAATTCTACCATAAATCAAAATCTAATTTAGCTAAAGCAGATCTAATAAATCCAGTTTGGTTTGGTCTTGTTAATCTTCTAAATTCTCCACCACCTAACAAAGCATACCCCAGGGCATCTCCAACGTGTGAGTGTTGGTTTTTATTTGGTTGATCTTTAAATCTTTCTTGTCCAGAAATTTGTACTCGCTTGTAGTGATAACCACCAGATAAAGATTTTCTAATCTTGCTGCATCTACTATCAATTAAAAATCCTGGCTTGCCTTGAATTAATCTTGTCATAGGAGCTGCAACAGCTTCACGTCTAGTTTTGAAATCATTTGTTGCTGTAGGCTTTGCAAGGATCCCTAAAGATTTTAAATGTTCAAAGGCTGTAACTTCATAGATCTGATCCCTGGAGCTACCTGCAGGATCTCCCCATATTGATAGATCGTATTTTGGAAATTTAATTTCTAATTCTGATTTTAATATTTGACCAAATCTTTCTAGGCCCATATCAAAAGTTACAAGTTCGTGCAGCACGTGCCATCTTCCATTTCCAAGTCTTTGACAGAATACTGCAGCAGGAGTTAAACCAAAGTCTAACCCTATCACAATAGGATAGCCTGGATCTGGTTCCAATCTTTCAACGCACATTGTACCATCATCATATTCACTCCATACTGGTTTGCCATCTTGTACGAAAGTATATTTACCTTCAGCATAACATCTAATCCAATCTTTAGATTTACCTGCAAGGATCTGAGTATAATATCCGCTTGGTAAATTATTTATGTTTTCTGCTTTTTCATTTTCTTTCCACCAGGTACCTGCTGAAAAAGTATAACCATTAGCTTCTGGCATTTCTGGTAATTCATCCTGGGTAACTTCAACAACACCGCCAGGCTGTTCAAAAAATTTCCAACCAAATTTTCCTTTTGGTAAATTTCCTTTTTTAGAAATATCATACCACCAGTGGTCATCTTCCATTGGGTTCGTATCCATCCAAACTCCTCTCCAGGATGGGCCACCATCTGCCTTAGAAGGATACCTTCCAACTCGGTGTGTTAATCCATCAATAACTTGTTTAGGTAATTCTCTCGCTTCGTTAACCCAAGCTCCTGTAAGCTCTAGTGATAAAAGTTTTCTAACATCCTTTGGCTGATCCAAAGCTAGGAATATAACTTCGCAATCAATCCCTGCAGCTCCTTCTCTCGCAGGTAATTTAATATGATGCGATATAGGAGGCGACCATCTCATTCCTCCCCAAATATTTTCTGGAAAAATCTCTTGCCAAGTTTTAATTGTAGTAGTCCTTAACTCTGGATATGAGTTTCTTACTATAACAAACCTTGAATATTTAATTCCATCTTTTGGGCTAGGCTTTTGTTTTACAGCACGCATAAAAATTTCGGCTGCACAAGCATAAGATTTTCCAGATCCAACTGGCCCAACTATTCCTCTAACAAAACTATTGTCTTGTAAGAAATCATAAACTGTAGGAGATTTTTTAAAATTAAATTTTAGATCTTCCATTACCAATATCTAATAAGTTCTATAAGCTCTATTGTAAATAGGCCAAACAAAAGCAAAGCTAAGATACTGTGATAAACATTCCATAGCAGCCATTGTTTCTTTTTTTTTATTTTTATGAATTCTTTTGCTCTACTAATTCTCCGCATTGATAACCAACTACTAATTTATTATCGTAAATATAAGCATTTTGTTTTTCGTTTAGTCTTGCTACGTTAGATAAAACGAAACTACAATCCCAATCGCTAGGTTGATAGTCAGCTATAATTTCAACTTTTTCGTAAGCATAAGGATTTATTGCTAACCATAAAATTATTATAACTGTTTTCATAATCCACTCTGTCGCATTTTATTAAGCCTTTGTCTATGTACTTCTCCTTCAAGATAATTAAACAGAGTTTTGATCCTAGCTTCATCTTCGGTTCTAGTTCCAGAAAAAAGATTTCTTAGCTCATTCTTCTTCAGGCCGATCCTGCTCGCCAGTGTCTTGTCGTTCACGTGTGTTTTCAACATCAACACTGTCAATCTGTCCACTTCCTCTTTCGTTATGCTTCTTCGCATATCTCATCTCCCTAATTTCTACTTTTTCAGGCCCTTCAATCCTTATACCAATTACAGCAGGTTTATCATCATCTGATTTCTCCTGTTCTAATAATCCTGCTGCCTTAGCTACTGTTTGCAAGGTTCTGATTTTATCGTGCATCTCAACTTCAAAATTAGAATTATCCTTGCCATAAACTCTAATTTTTTTAATTGCCCTTAATGCTTTCCTTGGGATTTCGTGTATTTCTTTAAGCCTAATCTTTCCTTCCTCCCAATTTATAATATCGGTAATATCAGATAAGGATAGATCCACAAGCTCCTGGGCCACAGCATCCTTGTTATGGTCTATGACTTCGCTACGTTTGATCCTTTTTTGTAGCATCCTTACACCGCCAAACTTAACTACTGGGTGTGATTTATCGCTTTTTAACTTTGCCATCTCTCTCCAAGTGTACGTTGTTTAAATCTGTATTAAATAACATTTCAATATCTTCTTCCTTTTCCACATAGAAAAAAACCGATTTTAAAGGCTCAGGAGTGGTGTTTGTACTTTTTGAAGGCTTGTACCCCCATTTTACAAACTTGACCCTTATAAGCTGCTGTATGTCCATTTAAAAGGGTATTTCATCATCAAGGTTATCTTCAGGAACAAAGCTCTTGGTAACACCTGCTTTCATCTCATCAATCAGTGCATCTGAGTTCTTGCTCCAGGGTTCCTTGATTTCAACTGTCATATACTCTTGTTCCTTCTTGTTGCCCCTATCATCAACCTTTTTTTCTCTCCAGTTTTCCCAAATATCAATATCATAGGTTCCTGCCTTTAAGGTTATATCTTCCTGTATTTTAAACTTCTTCCAAGAATACTTGGGGCCTTTTGGTTTATCGTTTTTATAAGCTGTTAATTTTAAAAACGTCTTTTGCATTTATCCTCCTAGGTTTAAGTTCATAGATCTCTTTGATCCATTTTTTTTCAACAGTTAAATCGTGGTCAACATCATCTTCCTCCTCTGGAGTTTCTCCTGGGGAAATGGCTGCACAAAGGGTTATCTTGTCCTTGGTTTCATCAACGATCCAACCTAACTGAAAACTTTTAGCTGCTTGCATATTTTTTACTTCTGATAATTTTTTCCAACCGCTTTCTTCAATAGATACTGCATCATTCCACAAAATTAAAACCATTTTTTTTTCTTTTATGGAATTAGGAAAATTTTTAGAGATACCCCCATACGTACCTGCTAGGCCTGGGGGCCGCATAGTCGCTTTTTTTAGGCGGTTCCTAGACTTGGTACCACCCTTATTTTTTATTTTTCTAGCTTTTCGCATTGTTCAAAAACTAATTCAACGTTTGGATTTTGTACATAGATTATATTTTCTTTCTATTGGATAGGTTCTTTATCATAGATTTGATGTCTAAAGGAGCTTTATTCTGCTTGATTAAGAAAGGTTTAAAGAAGTTTATATGTCCTGGAGCATCTTTCATAGGCTCCTTTCCTCTAAACCAAAGCAAAGCCTGCTTCATCTTTCCAAAGACTTCCTCATTCACATCTAATCCCTCATCAATCATTTTCTGAGCCTCATCCTCTTGTCTGAAACTGTACTGAAAGTCCTTTCCATAGACTTCCATTATAGCTTTTTTCATATAAAGCATTAACAATCTTTTTAGCTTATTATCCTTAATATTATTATTAACGTTATATGATACGTTACGTGCAACATCAGAGGTTTCCCTGTCCGCAACCTCAGAGGTTTCCCTTACCTTAGTTTTGTCAACCTGTAGGTTTCCCTTCCTTTGTGGATTGCTGTTAATAACCTTGCTATTGTTAATAACCTTGTTAATTGTTTCCTTAGCTTCTTCCTGCTCCAAAGTTGGTATATCGTGCTTGGCCAATGACACATTCTTACGAGCCATTTCCTCTGTAGTTTTAGGATCATAAATCACGAAATAGCAGTTGCCTTTCTGGCCCTTAAATTCCTTCCTGGCATATTTAACATAGTTCCATTTTATTAGTTTTCTAATGTATCTGGACACAGCTTGCCTGGACACTTTCAGATCCTTAGCTAGTGTCGCCTGGTTCGGCCAACAAATGCCTCTATAGTCAGTGTATGAACATAGAGCTGCGAGAACGAACAAAGCCTGCCTGTGCTGCTGCAGGTTTGGATCCTTATAAGCTCTAATAGGCAAATGGATATACAACCTGTAATCAGTTGGACTTTTTTTCTTTTTCCCCATCTAATTCTTTCTTTAGCTGCTGATAAATGAATGATTTAGAAACTTCCTCTTGCCTCAAATATTCCTTGCATAAATCATAAATTTTATCAGTAAGCCAATCAATGTTTTCCTTTGTTACTTTTGTGGCCCAAATGGGCTTTCGGTAAATCATATTTAATCTTTTCAAGGTAAAGCAAAGTATCAACAAGCTCCTCCTGCGTATCTCTTATCCATACCTTTAATGGTTTCTTTCTGGCCTGCATTGTAATTCCAAATTTGGCCCTGGATTTATCTTGTTGTTGGTCAATGATCTTTCTTACGTTGCTATAGATCAAATCTTTTTTAAGCAGCTTTTTTTTTGCCATTTTTCTGCCTCCAGGTTCTTTCAATCAATTTTTCAATGTACTTAGAAATTGATCTGCCATCCTGGGAGGCCAATTCTTTTAGCTGTTTTCTGGTATTTGAATTGAGCAATAATAATTGTTGTTCCACGTTTGTTCCTTTCTAAAATTATTTTATTTTTTTTTATTTTGCCTATTGCAATCTGCTATATAGTTGCTATATATAAATTACTAGTGAAAATAATTAGTACATTCAAAAAAAAACAATCAAACAAGGAGAGCAAATGAAAAAGCTAAACATAGTTGATTTAGTTGCTTTGGCTACTTTTAAGCCAGAGCTTTTCACAAAAGAAAATTTAGAATTTATTTTGAACGTTAAGAAAAAGATAATGGATGAGATGTTCAAAGAATTAACAAAGGAGAGCAAATGACTAAAGGAAAGTTATTAACTTTTATATTTGATAACGAGAAGTTTCAGATGACAGATACTGTCAATGAATATGGGGTTCCAAACAAAGCTATGGATGCTGCCAACAGTTATTTTGATTTGCCACAAGGTGCCTGGTTTGGCCCTAAAGATGGTAGCCCAAAAGATACTTGGGTTTGGCAATTAGGTAATTATTTTGATTAACAATAACCAAGGAGAAAAAATGAAAACAAAAAAGAAAAAGAAACCTATCCAGGTTGTCTATAACAATAAACCAGATCCAGTAGTTAAGATTACTGAATATGAATACACTGGCGAAGGTTTAAAAATGACTAAGCAAACAGTCTATAAAGATGAGCCAGAGCCTGGCAAAGTTTATGCTTTAACAGGCACTAAAGATACCAAATGTATTCTCAATGGTAATACCTGGGCAGAAAGTGAAGTCAAAGAAACTGAGCCAAGTGGCTTTGATAAAATAGATCATTTAGAAAAACAGATGTTACTCAACCAACAAATGGAGGATAATTAATGGAATATGAAAAAACTTATACAATTCAATTAACTGGTTCACAGTTAGACAGAATACAATTTGTTTTTAAAGAAGAAGAACAAGCATACTTATCCAATAAACCAAGTGAAACCAATACAGGTTTATTAGAGCAAACAAGATCAATACTTAAAAAAATTAATCAAACAATAAAGGAGGCTTTATGAAGCACGAATACTTAGTGCAAACAAAACCCCAGGGAGCTGAAGTCCAGGGTATGCACACTGTCAGTATGACAGAGCAAAAGCTACAAAACATAATTGGATCCTTTCAGATGTACAAATTAAACAAGGAAGGCCAATTAAAAATTGTGGTTGTGAATGGTGGCAAGTCTTATGATTTGCACGCAATTAAAATGAAAAATAATTTGTAACCGAGGGTTGACTTCTGAATATATTATCACTATATAATAGATATATGGTTAACAATTCTAACAAGGAGGCTGCAACAATGATAGTTAACTTCGAAGCCAAAGGCAGATTTGGCTACCAACAATCAAAGGAATACAAGGTTCCTGTGATCTCAAACAAAACTGATAAAGGCAAATGGTTAAATGCTTATATCAATAAATTCTTTACTGGATCTCACAATTACTTTCAAAAAGGTAAGGTTCACGTGAAGTTAAAAAATGCTTACTTCAAAGTTAATAACGATCTTTCAGTTATGGTTCTTTGGTTTAAGAATTTAAAAAAACTAAAGCAAGAAAATTTCGTTGGAGAAGTTTTCAATGCTCAACTTTATAAACAACAATACAACTACGAGGAGGCTGCTTAATGAAAAATATAACTGTCTATTACCAAAAGAAATTTGATCCTTATGCTAAATACACAGATGACTTTAGTAAAACTCACACTAAAGTTTATGAAGGTGTAATTAAAAATGATGAGGATCAAGAAACTGTGTTCAGTGCTTTTAATGGTTACGATACAAATCCTTTATCAATAGCAAATGAAACTAACAAAGTTTGTTTTGTAAAAGATAAGCTCGTTACTGGTAAAGAATTCCAGGAAGCTATGAAAAGTAAAAAAGTAGAATGTATGCACACTTCAATGAGTGTTGGCGATATAGTTTCTGTTGATGGAACTGCTTATCTTTGCTTAGACTTCGGATGGAAAAAATTAACAAACAAAAAGGAGGCTGCATAATATGACAATGGTAACAAAACCTGCATCAACGATTGATGAAGGTATAAAAAATATGATGGCTGCTGCCAAGGAGGACTATAAGAATTGGTCAATTAGCTCAGATGGCAGTTTGTCAGATTATACAAAATCTCAATTAGAAAATTGGGATGCAAATACAAAAATAACTTATGGAAAAAAATACATTAGGATTGTTAAAGACAATGGTGTGTTTTGTTTTGTAATGAAAGAGGATGAGGGCAGATTTAAAAAAGGAGATGTATTAAAGTCTGCAGGTTATAACAAACCTGCCTTAAACTCTCCTAGAGGAAATGTTTTAAATGGTAATTATCCTATCAGATGGACAGGCCCTTACTACTTGAAAGGTATAAATTGAAAAATAAAATCATCAAGCCAGAAATTTTAAACTCTAGTTTAGGTATCGGAACTGTACTCAAATACAGTTTTGATACCGAGCAAGAGTTAGAGGAATTCTTTTTAAAAGCTCTGGTTACATTCAATAAAAACAAATCTAAAACAAAGGTAATTGGTAAATCTATTTACGTTTTCCAAGAGCCTAACAAACAGGAGAAAACAGATGCAGTTACAAAAAGTAACTAACTTAAACTACGATCAATTTATTGGTCGTAAGATTTATAAAAGAAGGAAGCAATTAAAACTAACACAAATGGAAGTTGCTAAAGTTATGGGAATTACATTTCAGCAGGTTCAAAAATATGAGAAGGGAGTTAATATTATTTCTAATAAAAAATTAAGATCCCTTTCTGCTGCATTAAAGATCCCAAAAATTAAAATTGGATTTTGTGTTTATAAATACAATAAAAAAATAGGAGGCTTATATGAATAATTATGTTGCTTATTTAAGAACGAGTACCAAGAAGCAGCTCCTGGGTATTGCTGCTCAACAAGATAAGATCCAGGATTTCATTTCAAAAAGAGATGGAGCTGTCTTGGTTAATACTTTTACTGAGCAAGAAAGTGGATTGAATAATAACAGGAAGCAGCTCCAGGCTGCGATCCAATTTGCAAAAGATAATAATGCTAGATTATTGATTGCTACTATGGACAGGCTAACAAGAAAGGCGAGCTTCTTTTTACAGCTCCAGGAGGAGGGAGTTAAATTTACTATTTGTGATATGCCAGAGGCAGACGAAACTACCATTTCTATCCTGGCTGTTATTGCTCAAAGAGAAGTTAAGATGATTAGGCAAAGAACTAAAAATGGTTTGGGCCAAATCAAAAAAAAATTATACCAGGATGGCCAATACAAAACCAAGCTAACCAATAGGATTATTACCAAGTTAGGTAATACAACTAACCTGGCCCAAGCTGCTGCTCTTGCTGTTGCTGCTAAGAAAAAAGCTGCCGCAGAATTTGCAAAAAATATTTTGCCTGTTGTCCAGGAGATCAAGGATAAGGGCAGAGTAAATACTTACAGAGGTATAGCTGCAGCTCTAAATGCTAGAGGAATAGCTACTAGATCCAATGGCAAATGGTATCCAAGCAGTGTTAAGAACCTAGAATTGTACAGATAATATTCTTGTTATGTACTATAAATTAACTTATAAAGGAGATTGTAATGAAAGTTACAGATGATTTAAAAAACTTTACTTGTAGCAGATTGCCAATTTTATTGGGAGCTGCACACAAAAATGCTTTGTCTAAAAATGAATTACTCCAGGAATTTATTGATAAAAAAAATGGATCTTGGGTAGAGCCAGAGCAAAATAACTATTCAAAATATACAGATTATTTTGAGCAAGCTATTCAAAAGATTGTTCAAGACGATTTTCCTAAATTAAAATTTAAAGCAGGAGCTAATGAGAAGCCTTATGCTGCAGTAAGTACACCGCTTGCCTGCAGCCTGGATGCCTGGGCCATAGCCAAGGATCCTATTCACGTAACAAATCCAATGGGCCAAACCTTTACAATGGAAGGAGATATTTTAATTGAATACAAAACTACTTCTGTTGCTGAAGATAACCTGCCTTTATACAAAGGGCCTATTCAAGTACAGGGCCAAATGATTTGTACCAATACTACTAAAGCTATTGTTGTGGTGTTTAATATTAGAACCTGGCAAATAGAATACTGGCCTATCTTTGAGCATAAGGAAGTACAATCTAAAATCAAAGAAGCTGTCAGAGATTTTTGGAATAGAAAGGATAAAGAAATATTTTATGATCCAGAAAAACCGAATGATTATAATCTAATTTATCCAAATCCGATAGCAGAAATTAAGGATCTATCTGGTAATAATTTTATTGGAGATGCAATCAATGCCTGGCACGAAGGCAATCAGTTAATCAAAACTGGTAAAGAAAAGATTGAACAATCACAAGATGTAATCAAGCAAGCTCTTGGAGAGCATAGCTTTGGTACTTATAATAACTTTAAAATTTCTTGGCCTGTTAGAAACTATAAAGCAAAGCCAGAAAAAGTAGTGCCTGCACAGGAGGCATATTCAAAAAGACAATCAACAATATCAATAAAGGAGGGAGAATGAGTGAAGTAATTTGGACAATCGTTATATTCTTTTTAATTTATTTAGCTTTGAGATCGGCTGCAAAAAGTATGATCTCAATGGTAACAGGAGGAGATGATGAAGAAGAAAAAAGTAACTAAGCTATGGCAGGGTAAATTCGTTTCTGTCAGAGATTATGAAGTACAGGCTGCAATTAAAAAAGGTGGATTAGAAATAAATCACAATGGAAAAATTATGCAGCTAAAGAAAGACGAGCTGCTGCACCTGCAGCCAAGCTCTAAAATATTTCAATCTAAATTTAAAGGATCCTACAGATTGATTGATATTTTATTTAAACCACTAACCGAGGATCCAAGACAAGGAAAATTAGTATGAATGATATAGTTAAAAAAGATCCAATGAAATTTGCAGAGGAAATTGCAAAATCAAATTTGGTACCAAAACAATTTCAAGGTAAGCCTGTTGATGTTTATCTAGCTATGAGTTGGGGTAAGGAGTTAGGCATATCTCCAATACAAGCTCTGCAAGATATTGCAGTTATCAATGGCAAGCCTAGTATTTATGGAGATACTATGATGGCTCTTTGTAGAAGTCATTCTGAATTTGAGGATATAAAAGAAACTATCTCTGGAGAAGGAGCTAACAGAAAAGCTGTTTGTGAAATTAAAAGAAAAAATCAATCCTGGTATAAGACAGAATTTTCTATGTCAGATGCTAACAGAGCAGGCTTGTTAAATAGGCCTGGCCCTTGGAAGTCATACCCAGATCGTATGCTCAAGATGCGAGCTAGAGGTTTTGCTTTAAGAGATGTATTTGCAGATGCTCTTGGTGGTGTAATAACTAGGGAGGAAGCAGGGGATTATCCAACAAGGGATCCTAAACCTGTAGAAACAGTTATGGATAGGCTAGATACTGTAGCTAAAACAGCTTTAGAAGCCCCTACAGTAGCATCAAATGAAGTAAATGATGTTACCCCTACCAAAGAAAAGATCGCTGAAAATANTACACCTATGGCTCAGGAAACAGATATACAACCAGAGGTAGGTAAATCTCAATGGGAGATGAGGAAACTTAAAGGGCCTGGAATATATTGTGAGGATCATAAGTCCTTTGCTGAGGAGTTTAGTAAAGCTATGGGCAATATAAGGATCCATAAGAAATCTAATAAGGCAGAGAAGCTCAAGTTTTTAAAGCAGCTATTTCAAGTCAATGAAGATGTTATCAAAGATTTAGAAACAGTAGATAGCGGATTACATACTTCAATCTTTAATGAGTACATATCCATAGCAGGAGAGCTTGATGAAAATAATTGATGAAAAAAATATCTGTCCAAGGTGTGATGGTACAGGAAAGATCCAGGGATCTAACACTCAACCCACTGAAAAACAAATGAAACTATTTTTAACTTTCAAAAAATATTTAATTGAGAAGGGCCATCCTCCTTCAGTAAGAAGGCTTGCGGCCCTGGAGTTTTCTTCAGTTACTGGTACTTACAACAAGCTCATAGCTTTAGTTGACAAAGGAATTCTTGGTAGAAACGTTAATGGCAAGGCTCACTCTTGGCATAACTTCTTCATTAAGAAAGATATAGAAAGGAGGTAAGGGGTATTGGACATACATAACAGAGAGTATATTTCAAGTAAGCGATTACAAATCAAGCAAGACTTGAAAGATACTAACAAAAAGATTTTCTCTTTAGAAAAAAGAAAAGAAAAACTCGAAAAAGAAAAAAGAGATTTATCTTTTAATGAATTAATATACGATACATTACTTATGAATTGGAAGTAACTTTCCTTTTATAAGTCAATTCTTCGGCAGCTTCATCTAAGCTGAACACAGGTTTAATAAACCTTAAAGGATCCTCTTGTCCTGGATCAACAATAAAAGCCATACTCTGAAATATATTATGTTCTCTCAATGATTTGCTTTCTGCATAATCATCAATCTCTTTATATCCTGCTACCCTTACTGCGTGAGATATTCTTTGGCTTTCGTGGTTCTTAACTATTTGATAACCAGAAACGTGCCTATGTCCTGCAACATAAATATCATCCACACCAAACCTGGCAGCCTTACTCATTGCGTGGCTTTCGTTCCACTGAGAATGACCTGCGTAATCGTGCCTACAATTTACATTAATTGTTTTACCACCTGGGATCTTTAGCTTTAATCTAACTCCGTGGTTCCTATAAATTCCTGCTTGAGATCTGAAGATAAATTTATTTATATCTCCACCATCTGTATTCCAAATATCGTGATTGCCTCCAATAACAGCAGCCCAATAAACTCCTGCCTCAGATAAAAACCACTCAATTAATTTCTCTGCTTGTTTCCTGGTAGTTTCCTGGTCAGCATACTTCTTCATTAATCTGCCTACCCAGTTGTTTGTAATATCCCCAACACATATTCCAATCATTCCTGGAGTGTTAGCCATTAGATCCATATCAGCTTTTAATCTACCCCAGTTACAACCATCATCATCTATATGCGGATCCCCAACAAAACAAAGGGCAAAAGGTTTTTTTTCTTTTAGATCTACATCAATTAATTTAGTTGCATTGTGAGCTTCTCTTTTTCTTTCCCATCTCTTGAGAGATCTTTCAATTAATTCTTCAGTAGTTAATTCATCATCTGGAATATCTTGAATAACAAAAGGAGCTTTATCCATATTGTTTATTTTATCATCCGAAGCATATCTTTTGTACAACATATAAACTGCGTGATAATTTTTACCAAGCTCTTTGGCAGCTCTATGAAAACCTACCCTTTTGACTAGGTTAACCATATCTCTTATTTCTTTTAAATTAATAACTCTCGGCATCTTTCATAATAAGTGAAAGCTCCTCGGCCCTGGCAGGAGTTTGTTCTGCCCATCTACTATCTAACATTTCTAGTGAGGCAGTTTCATAATCCTGATCCTGGAGAGCTTCCAACATCCTTCTAAATTTTTTAACACCTGTAGCACCTAATTGAAAAACCATTTCAATTAATACTTCAGTTGCAGTAGGAGTAATATCTAAATCGTAATCGTTACAAATATTCTCTACTTGATCTACAGCATTTTGGAAATCTTTTTCAAAAATTTTTTCCAAAAATTCTTTATCATATTCCTTATCATCTTCCCAGAAATCTTCTACACATAGATGGCCAAATCCTATTGTTCTTTTTCCCAGGCTGTCCAGGTACACCTTGGATCTATAGCCTTCGTGTTCTTTAATTCTTTCTTTTATATCTTTCATTTATTTTTATTTGCTATTGTTCTTGCAATACTCTCTCCGCTTCTGCCCACGACATACCCTCCAAGTCCTATATTTAATAATGTCCATACATCTCCAGGCAGCTCAAAGGTTATGATTGTTCCAGTAAAAAGTTTTATCACTGGCCCCAGGATATAATTCCATACCAGAATAAATATTAAAACATACATTAAAGTTGGTCGCCAACCTGCAACAAACCAATTTGATTTTGCTTCAGCTTCTACAATAGATGCAGCAGCTTTTAATTCTTCAGTACCAGATTGTAGTAATTGAGTATTGAGTTGAGCTTTTAATTTTTCTGCCAGATCCTTATCTGGGATTGCCTTATCAACAGTATTGAATAGCATCTTCGCAAGAGGAGCTATAACTTTTAAAGCAGGTAACATTATCAATCTGTATTAAATTATTTCATATAAAGCAATAGTTGTATTGCTATCTTCCCTGGCCCCTATAAGGTTTTTTTCTTTGTGATTTGTTGGGCCTCTTGCTATGTCTGCCTGGTCTTTTTCTGGGTTTATTTTTTATATAAGTTAACTGTCCTATTGCAGATTTCTTAGCCATAACTAATATTTATTTTCTCCAGTATTCTGTGATTTGTTTCCACTCACACTCCTCATATTCCTGGTTATAATCATATTCCTGGAATGTTCCTTCATTAATGAATGGCATTACTTTACTAAATCTTTTGCAGTTAAAATAATTCTTTGCTTTACATCAATAATATCTTTTGGTTTTTCTTTAAAACCTACAGCCATATATCCGTGGAAGTGTCCTGCGGAAGGAGGTAAAGCAACCCTGCACATATACTTAACATCCAAGGTATCCATCCATTTACCTACTTTGCTAGACGATTTAAAATCGGCACAGAATACTTCTCCTCGTAACATCATAATCAATGCTTCGTTTCTGTTATTACTTCCAGAGTTAAACAAAGATGCAATATGGCCCTCAATGTTTTTATTCCTTAAACCATTTTGTTCTTGGGCCAGTATAGTAATTCTTTCGTTAGCTTGAATATCTCCTTTGTGTACTACTAAGGCAGGAGCATTAACATCAATTAATAGTTGTTTAGTTATATCTTTTAATTGCTCTGGATCCTTAACTTGATAATGATTATTACCACCTGCAATATACATCCAGATAGATTGTTCATTCTTATAAACCAAATATCCTGAAAGCAACACAAACCCTACAACCAAAAGATTAATAATCTTTTTGGGAGTATCACACCATTTAATTAGATCTATGAATTTATCCATTTTTTAAATTCCTTTAAATGGATTTATATATTATTTTACAAATTTTATTAAGGCTATAATGCCTGCTAATATACCACCAAGATATGCGATAACTTTCAACCCACCCTTACCCATAGCCATTTGCTCTTTAAGAGCTGCTATATCCTTTGTATTTTGTTCTAGTGTTTTTTGAATATTATTTATTTTGGTATGTATTAATACCAAGGTAACTGTTTGAGCTGCTGATCTTTTTTTCTTGGTAATCTTAGGCATTATAAATCGTGCTTGAATAATTTATAAAAATTATTGTAAGCATCCCTCCATAGTTTAAGGATTTTTTTTTGAAATTTTTTGTACCTTTTGTTTTCAAAAGGAAAGTCTTTTAAATAATCTTCAAACATAGTTTACTCCTCTGTTATTAATATTGTAAAGCTACACCTCTAATTCTAGCTTCTTTAGAACCACTAGCTTGGTTAGCAAAATTTAATCTGTATTTAAGTTGTGTTCCAGCTGTTACAGCTAAGTCATTTACTTTAGCCATCTTAATGCCAGTAGAAAAATTAGGTAATGCACTTAATGTAGCTGTACTCCAATTAGAACCACCATCTGCTGAAAGTTCTAAAACTATATCTGTGTTTAATGCGTTAGTTCCAGCATTGTCTTGGTAAGTAATAATAGCACCCATACTAGATACACTTGATGGTGCAGTTATTGTTGTACCTGTGAAATTTCCTGTTGCACTATACGCTAATTCATTTTCATAAAATTGAATTTCTTGTTGATAATGAGTTGAACTATCAGTTCCACTATCGCCTAAAATTCTGTAATAAAGATTTTCAGTATTATGTGCTGTAAAACTATTAAAATCTGAATAATACTCTGAACCTGAACTTGTTGTAGCTGTCCAAGCAAATGTTCCTATATCTGTCCAAGTAGTTCCATCTGAACTTCTTTGAAATTTATAATTTCCATTACTACTTGTACCTGATTGCCATAATCTAAAACCAGTAAAATTTCTTGGTGTGTCTAATTGAAATTGAAACCATCTTGAACTTGTTACACTTTCATTATAAAAATGCCAAGAAGTTGGCGAACTACTTGACGTTCCAGTATTTCCATCTATCCAAGCAAGGATTGTAGTTTCACTATCGCCACCACCAATTCTAAAGCCTGTCCAAGTTAAAGTATAATTACTTCTTTGGTCGCCAGTTCTCAAAACATTTGAGCCAGTTCCACTTTGAGAAGTAGTTACATATTCACTAGCATTTCTTGTAGAATTAGTAGTCGTATCAATACCTGTAGCATCTTGAAATACATCTACAAACTGTGAGTTAGTATTGTAAGCACTTCTGTTTGCATCACTAGCTTGTCTTAAAGCAAGTGTAGAAATATCATTAACAATTTTATTATCGTCAAATGATGTTGCGTGTTGAGATACACTTGATTGACTTATTCTTGCGTCTGCAAAAGTACCTGTAGTTATTTTAGAAGTATCTAAAGCAGGTATCTCATTAGCATCTAATGTAATTTTAGTATTGTCTATTTGACTTGATGCACCTAATAATGAACCTAAATCTCTTGCTTTAGTCATAGCGGATTATACCTCCGCAGGTGGTGTGTACCCTGTCATAGCAGTTACTTGAGCTTGAGTTAAACCAAGTTCTAATAACTTATTATTTCCAGCAAGTGCGTCAGCTTCTTTTTGTGCTATTTTTTTTTCTCTAGCAACTTTATCTTTTTCTGCTTTGATAGCTTCTTGTTGTCTTTGTGCTATTTCCTCAGCAGTCATTTCTATTTCAAATGTACCTTTTGGTGTTATTAATAATTTTTTCATATTTTATATCTCCTTATTTAATTCCATATAGTTTAAAGTTTCCTCTAGTAATATTTCCTGAATTTAAGTAAAATGTTAATCCTGATAATGCAGTTTGAGCATCAGTTAAAGTAATCATACTTAAACCTCTGTGCCAATAAGGAGAACCAGTACTACCAATATGACCCCAAGAAGATTGAATAGATTTATTATTATTAGTTCCTAATGGGTCAGGAATATGACATTCAAAATTTACTGTATTTGTAGAACTATCACTTATTCCATTTGCTTGACCTGTAATACGACCGTGATTATCAACTAAATATCCTGCAAATGCTCTTGTAAGTTGGTCAGTTTCAGTATTTGGATAAGAGTCAGTATAATTTTCAAATGTTGTATATCCATCAGTTGTTGTAACATCACTATTACTTCTTCTAAATCTTAAGAGTAATCTTACACCATTAGTTTGTGCAGTTAAATTACTAACAATTAATTTATAATTTTTATAAGTAGATGAAAAATAACCATCAAAAGAAATTGTTGCAGAATTTGAAGCATCTGTTGTGGCAAGTAAAACAAAATCACTAGACAAATTAGTCCAACTAGGATTTGCACCAGCTCCGCCTGTTTGTAATACTTGACCAGCAGTACCAGCTCCAAGTCTTTGCAGACCTGAACCATCACGATAAACTAAATCGCCTTGAGTTGTTAATGTTGTAGTTAAGTCTGTACCATTAGTACCATTTGTACCTGCACTAGACATTTGATCCCAGTATGTAGTGTTTGTAGGTAAGTTGCCTGTAGATGCTAACTTACAAATGTAGCTTGATCCATTGTAAGATACAACGTCATCAACAGCATAAGCTGTTCCACCTGCGTATGCACCTTGCCAATTAAATTTTATTGATCCTAGATTTATTGTTGCCATATCGTTCTCCTTTTAAATTAATTTTAACCTCATTTCAATTAAATAGTTGCTATCAAATTTCCATTGGAAATACTAAAAGTAAAGCCACTAGCACTGAATAATACATCATCAAAGGCTGCATAAGTGGCAGCATCTATGTTATCAGCACCCTGATTTGTTGTGGTTACAATTAACTCTCCACTCGCATTTTTATTAAATCCATATACCTCAGCAGAGCTTGCATTACCAGGCTGAAATACACCTGAAGAAGCATTATAAAGTAATACCTGTCCATCTGTTACACCAGAAGTTGAAACATCATTAGCATCATTAATAGAAAAGTTAGCTAATTCAAAAGTACCATAAGCTACAATATCAACAGTATCTGTTCCACTAACACCAATCGCACTAGAAAAAGTTATGCTTGTTCCAGAGGTTGCAGTAACATCTGTTCCCAAAACCATTTTTACACCATTTAGGAAAATATCCAAAAACCCTGCATCATAGCTAAGAGTATTTCCTGCATCATCTGGGCCACTTAATGTAAGTGTAGAAGATGAAACTGTGTAAATGTACCTTTGGGCTGTGCCATTGACTGCGGAGGCCGCAGTTATGAACCCTCCAGAGGAGTACACTTTCATTACGTTGTTGGTGCTATCAAACCAAAGATCTCCTATATCCAAACTTGTAGTTGGAGCTGTTGCAGAAATTCTATAAACATTTGCAAAATTTTGTACTTGGCCAATATTTGTTGCTACTGTTCCAATCGTATCAGAACCTGCCAAGTCAGCAGCTACTGTGCCTATTGTGTCTGATCCAGAAAGATCTGTTGCAACAGTATTAATATTTGTTGAGTTTGCATTGACAGCATTAATGTTTGCAGCATTAGAATTAACAGCAGATACAGCAGCATCAATATTTGCAACCGCAGTTACATCCCCAGAAATATTTGCAACTATAGAAATATCAGCAGCATTATTTGCTAAAGTAGTTAATCCTGCTGTTCCTGCTAAAGTAGTAATATCTGGAGCAATACCTGCAACTGTTGAAATATTATTTGTTGGAGAGATTTGTCCTGCAACAGTAGTGATGTTTGCAATATTTGTACTATCCCCAACAGTTTGTACTACACCAATATTATTTCCTACTGTATCAATTTCAGATACTGCTTCGTTTAAATCATTAGCTACAGTTTCTACTTCAGATATAGCTTCATTCAAATCATTCGCTACTGTGATAACATCATTAATATTATCTGCAACAGTTTGTACTTTAGTTATATTTGTTGCGACAATTCCAATATCAGCCTCATCTGCTGCTACAGCAGTTACATCTGCACTGATACCTGCGACAGTTGATATGTCTGCAGCAATAGTAGCTAAAGTTTCTAATCCTGCAGTAGTTGGCCCAATTTCTAAAGCTGATCCTGCTGAGTTAAATTTAACAACCCTGTCAGCATTGTTAGCTTCTGTATTATCGTAAGGAAATTCTAGTGGTCTTGTTGCATCTGTTTCAATAGGAAGTGTTATAGCTCTTGAGATCTTTTCTTCTAATTGTTGTAATAAAGCTAAATTAGTATTGAATTCTGTTTCTAAAGCATCTGCAGTTAATGGGCCACCAGAAGTAAATCTTGTTGTTCTTGAAATATCTTTCTTACCAATAAGAGTAACTAAAGCTCCAGAGGCAGGTGCGTTACCTGCAGTAAATGTTATGGATCCTGTTCCATTAGCATTTGTTGAAACTGTATAATGAGTAGATAATGTTTTTAAAGTATCATTGACATAGACAGCAATATCTGCATCTGCATAGATAACAAACGTAAAATTGTAAGGGCCTAAAGATCCAGAAGAAGTATATTGATTTCTTCGTTCTCCTGTTAATACTGGATTTACTGCCATCTTAATCTACTCCTATAACTTCTCTTAGTGGTTTAATATTTCTATCATTAATATTTTTAGTCAACTCTAAAGCCTTATACTTTAAATCTGGATACTTTAAAAGTAACAATTTATCTGGGCCATCTAAACCAATCCTTAAATTTTCGCTTTCTTCAAAGCTGTTTTTAAATTGTTCTGGTTTGCCGTGCCTGTGGAAATTAATAATATTAGTAATCATTTTTTCCCTGGAGGTAGTAGCCATATCGTCATCTGATCCATAAATATAATAAGCATCTGAAGTCATAAGTGTTTTTAAACTTTGTTGTAAAGTAGCACCTGGCATCATTACGTTTTCATAATATTCTGGCGATACATAATTTGGAGCTTCATCTAATACATCTTGAGGTAATATAGAAAAATCTCCATTAACTAATCTTTTATAATCATTAGCTTGTTCTCTGTTTAATGGAATTCTTTGTCCTCTAATTGATACATATGATGGATGATTATTTGGCCCAAAACTTAATCTTTCAAATTCTCCAGAAACTCCTATCTTATCTAAAACTGTACCAAAAATAGCTTTACCATCTTCGTTTCTGTAATTTGCAATTTCATCAAATTTTGAATTTCTATACAATAAAGGTATAGTTTTCTTTAAATCATCTTCAGTAAATAAACCTGTATCAATTAAATCTTGTTGTTGCCAAGGCATATCTCTAAATTTAACTGGAGAATAAAGCACTCCTCCTGGCCCAACTCTTGGATCTTCTGTTGCTTCTCTACCCCAAAAATCAACAGCCACAGGCAAGCTCTGTCTATCCATCCTTTTTTTAACTTCGTTAGTTAATTCTAAATTAAAGTTACCTAATACATCATCTGCAAGACCTGTAGCTTTTTCTACCATATCGTAAGTACCATCTCCATTATCTACAAAGGTTCTAATACTTCCATCATCTGGATCTTCTACAGTAAATATATCTGGCAGCTCTCCTGATCTAGCAATTAGATTTCCATTTTCATCTATATCTTCAAATTTTTCTATATTCATTCTAAACCTTGAAGCCATAGGAACAAAGTTAGTTAAATTTCTAGCACCCCATTTTATTAATTTTTTTGTAAATACTTCTGGGTTTCCAGAAGAATAATCGCTTGAAAATATCTCTATAAAATCTGCAATATTACCTGCAAAAGGAGATGATAATGTTTTTTCTCCAACAGATAATGTTGCTTTCAAAACAGCTTCAGCTATTTCTTGTTCTGATTTTACTTCTCCAAGAGCTGCTAAATTGTATCCTAAAGTTAACCATTGTCCTGCAGGATCTAATCTATTGATCTGATAAGATCTATCTTTTCCTTCGTGTAATATTCCTTTGTATTGTCCTTCTGGATCCAATCTTGACCAAGGTAATAATATTGAATATTCATCTGGCCCTGATTTCATAAATCTTAAATTATCATTATCTCTTTGGGATCCATAAATAGGATCTCCACCTTTTACATATCCATTTGCTGCCATTAATGTAGTCATAAAAACTAAAGAATGAGAAGCAATTAAATGACCTTGAGCCATATCTCTTTGTACAGGATCTGTTGAATGTAACATCTCATATAGCTTGCTACCTTTTAAATATTTAGCCATAGCAATATTTACACCTGGAGTAAGCTCAACACCTACTTTCGTTAAATTATAAAGTGTGCCAAAGAATGGAGTAATTAATTTTCCTACTGTTCCCCATACTGCGGATCCTGGAATATTTGTTTGTTCTTTTAAAACTGAATGAATAGCAGCTCCGAATTTATCTAGCTTTCTTTGTAACACTGTATCTCTAGCAGCTTCAATAGATTTTAATCTTATATCTGGAGCTTGTTTTAATGGATCATTAACTATTTGTTTTACTCTTAATGCAAAATCTTTATCTGGAATAACTCCATTTTCTACTTCATCCAAGGCCTTAGTGTATGCGTAAGTATGCAGCTCAGATCTGTAAAACATAAACTTCAACATATCATCTGCTGCCTTCATAAGTCTTGGAGCATATCTTGTAGATACATCAAGGATTGCATCTGCACCTTTAAAGAAAGCATTGTCAGCTAAATAAGATGGATCTTCTTCTATTCTTTCTCTTAGTCTTTTATTAACCTTACCTGCTGTATTGTAAGTTAAATTTCTAACATTTATTTTGCCACCAGAAATACTGTCATCTATTGGCACTTTTGAAAAAGTATCAATGGATTGACCAGTTAATAATGATGAAGAAAATACTCTAAAGCCATCTACCATAGATTGCATATATCCATAGTATCCTGCTAAAGCAGATTTAAAGGTTAACCCTTTGTGCTGCTTGTCTAACATTTTATGAATAGATCCTTTTGTTCCTCCTGCAAATCTAGCTAGGTGGTGGAATTGTTGTAATAATAATCCTGCACCCATATTAACCATATGCGTGTCAACACCAGATAAAAGGTTGTTGTAATAAACTTGGAACAACATTTCTCTGCTTGTTGCAAGATTAATTTGTTTAACAGCTCTTGCAGCAGATCCTTCGTTACTATTTATAATACTATAAATTGCTTGTAATTTTTGTTCATTAAATTCTTTACCACCAGTATTATCCATTATTGCTGTTAATGCTTGTTCTTCATTAACTGATACTTCACTAGCTTTTTTCATTTCTCTTAAAATTCTAAAAGATCTACCAAGCTCTGCTCTAGCTCCCATTACCTGGTTCAATACAGAAGCATAAGTTTGCGTCATTTGCATAGCAAAGGCTTTTTCTTTTGTTCCTGCATTTTCTGATACAGCTTTTTTAAGAGCTATTTTTAAATGAGTTTTAAAATCTTTTAATAAATTGATTGCACCCAACATCTGTTCAACATTATAAACAGATCCTATTTTTCTATTTTGCAAAGTTTCAATAGATATATTTAATTCATCTGCTAGATCTTTAACAACATTATCTTTTAATACTCCGCCTTCTCCTCTACGATATTTGTTTTTACCTTTTTGATAAGTTTTTCCTAATACCTCAATTAAAGCATCAATATCATTCTCATCTTTTACTTTGTACCAAAGTGAATTTTTATATGCGTCAAAATCTTTAGGGAATAATTCTGGCGGTAATCTATTTTCTGTTACAGCTTTTTCTAAATTTTTAATTAATTTATTATTGATTAATTCTTCTGGAGTTACACTTGTGCCAACACCAGTAATCTCCTGGGCCTTTGCTTGTGTCTTAACTGTTTTTTCAGCTCCAGTTTGTAACTCAGGTATTCCTTTAGTTAGCCACTCTCTAACTGCCTTTGCTACATCTTCTGGTTAAATTTTCCAAATCTTGCCATTATTAATTTCCTTTATTAATTTTTTTTTCTTGTGCAACTATATCTTTTTCTAATTTAATCTCTCCTCTATAAATAAAATTCATTTCTTCTACAGTTAAAAATACTTTATCTCTATATGGTTCATAATATTTTATATGATGTTGCTCTATAATATCATCTAATTCTCTTGGTCTTACCTGTATTTCAAAAGTAAAATTATCTGCTTCATTCATTTTAACCTGATAGTGTGTTGTTCTTAATTTGTTCTTATAATCTTTTTCTAATATAACAAAATTTTGCTCTACATATTGCTCCATTTTAGACACATTCCCAAAATTATCTAATAATTTAGCACCTAAATAATCTCCTATTCTATAAGGCTCTGCTGTTTTTCTTTTTAATTTTTGTGTTATTTTTTGTTCATCTTTAACTCTAGCTTTTACTGATCCACCTTCATAACCTTCTAATATTTTTTGTGCTTCTGGAAGTGTATTTTTAGCTTGATTTATATTAAGATTTATATCATTATTACCCTGATAAACTTTATTCGTAATATCAATGACAGATAAATTATTAGTATTTCCAAGATCTTTAGATAATTCAGTTGTTTCCATTTCGCCTTTAACTGGTAAAGCAGTTTCTTGGGATGGTACTTCATTTAAAGAAACAGAGGATTTTTCAGCAGGAGAAGTATTAACTGCAACTCCTGTGTCAGCTAAAGAGCTTTCTGATAAAGGAATTCCTGAAACTTCTTTTGAGCTTGCAGCTCCTGCAGCAACTGGTTCTTCAAAATTAGAAGCCAAATAACTTTTAGCTTTAGCTACCCACTCTGGAGATTGTTTCATATATTTGACAGCTTTAAATACTGTATCAAACATAAATCCCATTAAAGCACCCTCTATAACTCCTTTTCCTCTGCCTTTCATTTTTTCTATAATGTCAGCTTCTTCATCAACTCTACTATCTAAAAATTGTATAAATTCGTTTTGTATTCCAAATTCTGATAATAAACTTGCAAAGTTTCCATATTGTGGAGAAAACATAAAATCTGCCACAGCTCCAGATCCATAAACTTTTAAAGCATTGGTTGCCTTGTTACCAGTTTTATAAGCCTTTGTTGCTTTTAACATACTGGTAAAAGGGATCATAAATTCTAAAAATCCTGCACCTAAATTTGCAACCATACTATCTGGATTATCTACAAATTCTAATGGCCTAACATTAACGTTTTCTGGTCTTTCAGTTAAAAAATTAACTTCTCCATCTTTTATTTCAATATAACGATTAGGTAATCCAAATTTTTCTTCTCCAACTCTTACAATATCATCTGTTACTTCAAAAACATTATTCAACGTGCTTTCAACAGCAGTACCAACCATCCTATAACCTTCTTGAAAGAATTTTTTAAATTTACTATCTTCTCCTTCTTGAGATGCAATAAATTCATCATCAAGAATATCTTTGTTTGAATTAATAATTGCTGCAGCAGCTTCTTGGTTTTCATTATCAAAAGCTGATTTAGCATTTTGATATGCGTTCATCTTATCTTCGTTTATACGAACATTGGTAGGATGTAATTTTTCATTTTCATAAGATCGTAAAGCCATTAATCTTTCAAGATCTCCCATACCCTCTGTGCTTTCAATCTCAATAATTTTATCTTTTCTATTCATTAATCGCTTCCTGTTACTTCAAATATAGCTTTATATTCAGCTTCTCGTTTATCATTAATAATATTAAATGGATCATTTGCCAAATAATTATAAATATCTCTAGGTGTTAATTCTAATACATTTCCGCTATCATCTTTAAAATAGACTTTAGTTTTATCTATTTTCACAGCTTTATTTTCTATGTCAGCAATTCCTCCTGGGATACTTTCTTCAATGCTTGCCATCAAAACTTTTAATCTTTCTATTTCTGCAGTATCTTCTTTGATCTTTTTACTATTTTTTTCTGTTGTTAATTTTAGCTCTAAGTTTTGTTTTTGTTTTTTTAATGTATTATATGTTTGTAATTTTGGATTTCCTGTAGCTTGATCTTTACCACTAACGGCTTCTTTATAATCAGTTTGTGTTATAATTATTTTTCCTTCTTGATCTAATCTTTGAATAACACTTGCCACATCCAAAGGATTTATTCTATCTCCAGATCTTCCTAATCCAATACCTTTTGTGTC